CGCAACCAGACTCTTGTCTCGTTCTGAGAGAGCTGTGTGGCGAAAACAATATAGACAGGCATTTATTGATGTGATGCGTACCCCAAAAGTACAATCTATGTTTGTGCAAGGTATTCCAAAAGATTCTATCATTTCCTATGTTTGGAAGAACATGCAACCCGAAATACATGCCTCCATGGAGAGAAACTCCTCTAATGTTGATTTCGTTACTTCCATGCGGAAACTAAGTAAAGCTACTAGTTCTCGTGTGATACATAGTTCTAGAGATATAAAATACACTCCTAATTTTGGTGTGGAAGAAGACGAAGTTTGGTTTGATGACGTTCCATTAACCGCTCCAGTCGTTCCCAAAGACCCCATCCTGATCGAGCAGAGGCGACAGCGTCGTGCCGACAAGAAAAAGGCGAAGCGTGAAGCTACTGATGAAGAATGGAATGAAGTAACACCTACTTCGATTGATGTTATTGGCTTTGCTAAGAGTATCACTAAAGAAAAGGTTTACGATGTGCTTGAGACCCCACTTGTGAAGTCCGATGGTCTCGTGGCATACATGAGCAACAACCCTAGGAAAACCCGCAATATTATTACGGCCTTAGTCGTTGTCGTATGTGTGGTAAACTTGTTGTTGGCTCAAGTACTTGGAATTTGGAGCACACCTATACACGTGGCCAGTGCCATCTACAGCTATAAAGCAGTGGAGAGACACTGTTGGACACTACCTATAATTGGTGCCAAAGCCATGTACACGTCTGACGTCAAGGTACAGTTGCTGAACATTAAGACCGTCATACATGCGGTATACCATGCATTGTGTGGTGAGTATGCTCAAAGCTTAGAATGGTTAACTAACTACGTTGTTACCCAACCTAATCTTACATCGTACCTACCCACCCTGCAAGATATTCGCGTGTTCGCAACCAGTAGAGCAACAGAGTTTTCTTCTTTCTACAATGCTAACAACCAACACGTTGAACCTACCTCGTTTGGATCCATGAGTACATTTATGAACATTATACTCAAGATAATCGCCAACACAGGGGCTATCGACATGTCGGAAAAAGATCTGAAGTTTGCAAACATTCAATATCAGTATGTTAACCATAGATTCAAAGAATTGTCTGATGCAAAAGATTGTGCTTTAGCAGCCATATCTTTTATTTGCAGGTTAACGATCGGTGTTGATCCATGCGACCAAGGGCAGCAAGAATTTATTGTGAAATTGTATAATACCACAAGAAGGATCGAATCACTTGTGAGCACACCTAGTGCCGAACTCAACAACGTTGTCTCTAACGAGGAGATTGTTGCGTTTTGGCGCGAGTGCCAGGATATCAAGTCTTCCATCCATTATCAAACGATGTGCCAAGCCGCTCAAACTCATTTTCACACTAGATATGTACAGATGCAGAATTTAGCTAATGAAGCGATATCTAGTTTGAATTTCAAGGAGAAGAGAGTTGCACCGTTGTGTGTGTTGTTTACAGGGCCACCCAAGACAGGGAAGACCGCTGCCACTGAACACGCGTTGCGCATCCTATCTTACTTAGAGAAGATTGAGGATTCCGACATGCAGAAGTATGCTTACACGGCAGAATCTGAATATTGGGAAGGTTACATGGAACAACCGTTTGTGATAATGGATGATTTTGGTAAGCACACTGATATCCAAGTGAGAGCTAAGGAAGCTGCTGATGTCATCAACATGGTTAACACCAGTAGATTTGCACTCAATATGGCCTTCGAAAAGAAAGGTAAAACTTTCTTCAACTCCAAATATCTCTTTATTAACACCAACATGATGAATGAAGGGATGAAAGCATGTAGATTAGAGCTCGGCTTGACCGATCCTGAAGCTTTCAAACGTCGATGCCATGTTGTGATACACGCTACGACCAAACTCAGCGAAGGGATGAAACTAATGGACCACCCGTATGAAATACAAGTGTGTTCTTTCAAACCGGAGTATGAAAATAGAAAGATATCAGCTAAAGAGCTACCAATACTCTTGAAAGAGATGCGTGATATCCAACTCAAACTTCATGCTGGACATCAGATGAGTGCTGAAGAAATACAGTCTATTTACGGTCCCAGTGAAGATATCACTGTACCCACGTTTATGGATGCACTCACTGTCACACCCACTACGGATGACCTGGTGGTGATGAGGCCCCACTTTCACATTGAACCGGAACATCTAGACACGTTACAAGAGTATATCCTTATGGACGTTAAAGATGTGACGAAGAAAGCTTTGATAGCCTTAGTTGCCACGGCATTGTTGACGGGTATGGGAGTTGCTGCTTATAAGTACATATTCCCAACCGCCGCATTTGAAGAAACTTCCAAGATCATCAAAGCCAACCTCCCAGGAACAATGAAATTTTCTGGATCGGTCAAAGAGGCTAGGAAGCCCCAATGGAATAGGTACAAGAGAGTACCCAATTTCCACGCCACGTCAGGATTACCATCCGACCATATATACCCCCAAACAAAAAATTGGGTAGGCAGAATGGTTGGTGTGGGTTATGATGAAAACGGGACTAAGGTTTCAAACGGTGCTGTTGCATGGCGTCTGTGTGATCGATACTTCGTTACCTGTGCCCACTTCTTTGACAAATTGAACGTGAACGATGTTCAGTTCCAGTTTTGTTGGAATGGTGCAAATAGTCAACTTTTTACCATACCGGACGATGATGTGACACTATATGAAGGGAAGGACATAGCTATATTTAAAATGCCAAACTGTGTACCAAACCTACCTCGTGAGTTAATATCCAAAATATTTAGTGCTGGTGATCCAACTATTCACAAAAGCTTAGGCTTGGGGCACCCCGCTCACTTGGTTACGGTCAATGAAGATGGTGCCACTCACCCGAAAACGGTGTCTACCATTAGTGATATCTCACCACTGGCTTACGCACCTTTCGGCGCCACATATGTTGTTGAACATCCCATAAAATTCACCCCGGCCACAGCTCTTGGTGATTCAGGCTCACCACTTGTGATCCGTGGGTCCCAGGGGGAGTTGATAATAGTCGGTATTCAGTGTGGAAACATCAATAAACCGATACACGCTGGCATGGCTATGTCCCTAAATAGGGAAACCATAAATGCGTTCATGGAACACACGCTGGGCCTTGAACACGGTGAGGAACCGACACCAGTTGATGTGGAGCCGACTTCTAATACATTTCCTTTCACGGACTACACAGTTTCTAATGAACCGTGCCCTGTAAATAGGAAGAGTAATATTAAGAAGACAAAGCTCCATGGCTACCATGGTCCGTCAAACTACGTTCCAGCACGTTTCACCCCATTTGTCAATGACGAAGGTGAATATGTGGATCCTTTGTATAGAGGTATATCCAAGATGACTCAAGAGCCATTTGGGAAAGTTAAGGTTCATCAAGATGTATTCAATTACCTTGATAAGTACTATCGCAGACTCTCCCCTGGACGCCTCTTAACTGATGATGAGGCCCTTAACGGTTCTTCCGAATATGGTTACCCCCCGATAGAATATGGTACCTCACCTGGTTATCCATACAACCTTAACAAAGCAAAGGGTAAATCTGGATATATCATGAAGGATATTCTGACCGGGCAAATGACCCTGCATCAAGAAGTCAGGGATGCTGTGCTCCGTTGCGAAGACGAGTTGCGTCAAGGTAGGCAAATCACTGTGTATTGGGCGGACTTCATGAAAGATGAAACGCGTGAATACAAGAAAGCTCGCGACGGTAAAACTAGAATAGTCTCTAGCTGCCCTCTGCATTATCTCTTGATATTGCGTAAATATTTCATGGACTTTGTCGCCCACGTGCAAAGACTCGCAAGTAAATCCCCCATTAGTGTCGGGATCAATTGTCACTCTATTCAACATTATATGTTGTATGAGAGACTTTCCCGGACTGCTGGCTCAGTAATAGCTGGTGATTTTTCCAATTATGATGGTAGATTACCGGGAGACCTAGGGAACTACTTCGTACAATATGTTAATCGTTGGTACGACGACGGTGAAGTCAATGCTCGCGTTCGCCAACTATTGGTTGAACATATTAATAGGGCTACCCATATATGTGGTGCATATGTGTACCGTGTTGAAGGAGGTAATCCTTCAGGTAATCCTATTACATCGATTTACAATTCGATGTGCAATATTTTCATGTGTTACACCATCCTGGTGGATTGTTTACACATGAAAGAAGAACAATTCCAGATAGCTGTGTATGGTGACGATAACATCATTACTACCACAACCCCTGGGTTACGTGCGTCAACATTCACGCCTTGGTTTAAACAACTATACGGTATGACTTATACGCATTATACCAAAGAGGAAAGTGATGTATATGATACTCTTTTCACCATTAGGTATCTTGGTAGGAAGTTTTGGTTTGATGAACGAGGCCACATGAGAGCCCCACTAGACTTAACTGTTATTAGGGAATCTCTGTACTGGTTCAAAACCAAAGCTGATCGAGAAATTGTGCTACAGTCTATGTACGACGCTGCACTTACCGAATTCTCACACCATGGAGAGCAGGTATTTCGAGAAGAGAGAGATTTACTTCTAGAAAACTTTGCCCGCTCCTACCCCGAGTTGTATGAGTGTATTCGTATGCGTACGAAAACATATCACGCGATCATCGATACTATGTATCACTAAGTGTACCGCACTATAAACGGCTTTTGTAATTAAATTCTCCTGATCCCGTTACTACTACAAATAATTCCCAGTTTACTGAAAGGGCTGTTAATGCTCTGGTACCTACTCAAGAGGTTCGCCTCGGTAATTACCAAGATGCAGCCCCCATCAGTGCGACCTACACGAATCCTGAAACATATCAGGGGCTCCATAAGGAATTCAACATGGAGAAATACACTCTCAACCGCGCAATCGATAGGGAGTACCCCATGCCTAAGGTTACGTGGAATACTGGCTCAGCCGCTGGAGTTTCTCTTGGAGACTACCATTTTCCTAGGGACCTGTTTAACCAAGATTTCATACAGGAAAAAGTTAATGATTTTAGGTTTTTCCGTGCTGGTCTTCGTGTTTCTGTCCGTGTTACTGCTAGTAAGTTTCTTTACGGCAAGCTAATGCTAGTTTACATGCCATATGTGCATCAAGACAGATTCTTACCCAAGTACGTTACTTTGAACACCTTGTCTGGTTTTCCACACGTCCTCGTGTCCGCCACAGCTTCGGAGGCAGCGGTCCTGGATGTTCCGTTCATATCACCATTTAGAGTGTTGGACTTTCGCAACCACAACCAGTCAGAGATGGGTGTCTTCCGTCTTATGGTGGTTAATCCTCTCACCCACATATCCGCTGAAGTGAGTTCTGCTCAAGTTGTAGTGACTGCTCAGTTTATCAATGCTGAGTTGATGTTACCACATCAGGAGTTCACACCTACATCGGCGGAAGCTGCACTTAAGACTGTCACTGGTCTTATAACTGGTGATAAAGAGTTGGCAGATACCATACCTGCTGTAATGGACAACAAAACTGACACTCCGTATACCTCACTTTTCAAAGGTGCGGTTTCAGCTGGCGTCAAATCCATGTTTGGACTTAGCAAACCAGCCTTTGTTGGTACAGAAGGTAAGGTGAACTTGGGTATTGCCGAGGATCTACCTCATGGTAAGGGTATGTATTATGGTGTTCGAAATAGTATGGACCCAGAATGCCAGGTCTCAACACAACCAGTTACTGGAGGAGTTGACACCGATGAAATGGATTTGAAGTATGTCATAGGTACACCTATGCTACACTCCACGGTGTCTGTTAACGAGAATACTAGTGCGACTGTTGTGTATGATCCACAGTTTACCATAACACCCAAAACATACCTGGAATTCATTGCCAACAATTTCTTGTTTTCATCTGGCTCGCAGAAAATCAAGATTTACATCACTTCGTCACTGATGCACGCCGTTAGAGGAGTCTTCTACCTTAGTGATGTGGCTACCACTAGTTGGTCCAGTTGTTACCACATGGTTGTGGACATTCAAGGCGACACAGAAGTTAGTTTTATGTTGCCTTGGATGGAACAGAAAGTGGTGTCTAAAAATTCAGGCCAGAGCAACAACTTCCGCTTGTATTTCACCACTTTAGCTTGGTCGCAGCCAACACCCGCTGTATCTGTACCCATTCATTTCAATGTGTATGTAGCAGGCGCAACGGACTACCAGTTTGTTGGTATGAAGGAAGTGGGTTTCACGGTCACGTCAAATCCTCGTGCTGACTTCGCTACACCCTTTGAACCCTTCCATCCATCGATTAAGGAGTTCTTCCATCACGGAGTGGTGTCTGGAGAGACTTACACCTCAGTGCGTGAAATGGTACATCGCAAAACTGCTTATAACCAGATAACAACCACGCAGTTCATAGATGTCTACTCACCTACAGGTTATTCTCATGGTGCTTTCCTAGGCATCGAGATGTTCGGTCTCTTATACAGATTCTGGAGAGGAGGTATACGTGTTGACATGTTTAAGAATACTGTAAACACCACCATGGATGCCATCTTGGTGTACCCACGTGAGGGAGATGCTCCTTTTGTTGGTACAGTGCTGGGAAACAGGTTCAAGCAAGTCATACAGGTTGAAATTCCTTACTATAACGATCTCATATGGTGTGGAACACGCAACCACAGCGCAGAAGCATCACGCATCAAGGTTAGACCTAAAGATAGTGGTGGGTTCTCCTTCTTTATGTACAAAGCAGCGGCGGACGACTTTTCGTATCACTTCCTTTGTGCATTCCCCCCTGGCCACTTTGTTACCTTAGCCACCGCGGGTAGCCCAGCCATGGGACTCAACACGTTCCAGCAATGGACGTAAACCCCAGATAGACACGGGTTTTTGTGTGTCTTACCCTGACCTTAAAGGTCGTGTTTAGAGGTTTCCACTCTGAAATTCTCATAGGTTTTCGCTCCTATATAGAGGTGGAGTGTATAAATTAGATTGGACATATTCCCTTATGTTCCATAGTAGCCTAGATAGTAGGAAGAGGACTCTTATTCTGTTTACGAGTCTTCGGGTGATGTTAAGTTCGCATCACCTTCCACACATACCGGCAATTCGGCTTGTATGGGGTTTTGCAGAAACTTCT